CAATTCCTAGAACAGCAGAAAAACTTCTCAAGCCGTTAGATCCTGACATTAAAATTGTAAATATGTATGTGGGAACAGGAGAAGTAGTCAAAGGATTTAAGATCACCGAGAAGCTCAAGAAATCTTTAAGAGAACAAGGGCAGAGCTTTTTTGCTCCATTTGCAGCCATTGGTGCAGGGATTTTAGGAAATAAAGTTGCAAATGAAGAGGAAAGAAGCTATGAATAGAGCCTCGTTCAGCTCTTTAATAGAAAAAGGAGATAAAAAAGTGTACGGAGCAAAACCAAAGAAAGTTAAGAAAGTTGTTAAAAAGACAAAGAAAGATAAGAAGAAGAAAAAGAAGAGTTATTAATCTATGACTGACAAAGAACAAGACGTTATTGTTCATGTAACTGGCGTTTCAGCGAGTGCGAAAACAGGAGCAGAGAATGACGATAATAGACTTGCTTCGGCAGATCAAAAAGAATCTGGCGAACAAGAGGCTAGAGATAGCCGAGTGCATGGTTGAGGGTCGAATATCTGATTTTCAATCTTACCAAAAACACATCGGAATAGCAGAAGGCTTGCAACAAGCTTCTGAGATTATTGATGCTACTTTAAAAAACTTAGACGAAGAGGATGCCTAACATGATTCATCCACATGTGGATATATATACTGACGAAGAAAGCAAATCTACCATCGGTAGACAGCAACTCCCAAGACCCCTTAACTGGAAAATATTAGTCCAACCGCATGAGCCTAAAAGACGTACTGAAGGTGGGATTTACTTGGCCTCGGAGACAATCGAGAGCGAAGAGTATTTGACCGCTTCAGGCCATGTTGCCGCTATGGGGGATTTGGCTTATAGAAATAGAGACAGTGGAGAGAGATGGAAAACAGACATTCTCCCAGAAATTGGCTCTAAAGTAACCTATGGCAAATATGCAGGTCAGAAAATTGTAGTAAATGGAGTTAAGTTTCTTTTGTTGAATGATGATGAAGTTACATCAATTGTTCCTGAAGATACTGAAATATCTGCTTACATATCTTAAAGCGTAATCATGGAGGACGCTACCATGTCTGAAGAAGATGTACTTGCTGAAATAGAGCAAGAGATTGAAAGAACCAAAAAAGGAATAAACGAAGACTTTGAAATAGAAGTTTTTGATGAAAAGAAAGAACCAGAGGTTGAAGTTGAGCCTCAGCCACCAGAAGAAGAGATTTCTGCTTCAGAAGAAGAGAAGAAGAAAGAAGATAATGATGCCAAGGAAGATCCCGAATACAGTAAAAAGGTTCAACGCAGGATTAAAAAACTGGTTGAGCAACGCAAATTGTCGGAGGCTAAATCTTTTGAGCTAGAAGCTGAAAACAACGCTATAAAGAAAAGACTTGAGAAATTAGAAGAAGGTTCTCAAAGCCAAGCACACACTGAATTTAATCAAAGGTATGACCAAACAAAACTTGCTTTGAAAAAAGCGGTTGAAGAAGGAGATACCGATGCTCAAATTGATTTTCAAGAGCAGTTAGCAGACATGAGAGCTACAATTCGTATTGCAGAAATGCAACAGCAACAACAGCAACCAGTAAATCAACCCCCTAGAGCTGCTCAACGCCAACAAGCTCCGCCTCCGCAAAAAGCAACTGAGTGGGTAAACAAAAATAACTGGTTTAACACCCCTTCATATGGAAGGGAAACCGCTGCTGCTAGAGCAATTGATGTCCAATTAGACCTAGAAGGTTACGATAAGAATACAGATGAGTATTTTGAACAACTCAATAGTCGTTTACAAAAGGTGTTTCCTGATGTAGTCTCAGATCCAATACCTGTTGAAAAGGTAAAGACAAAAAGAAGAAACCCTGTCGCTCCTACTTCTGGCGGTCAACCTTACAGCGGTAATCGAGTTCGTCTCTCACAAGACCACCTCGCAATGGCTAGAGAACTTGGAATAACTGATGAACAGAGTCTTAAAAAATATGAATCTGAAATCCGTAAGCAAAAAAGGAACTAGTCATGGCTGAGTCAAGAAATGTAAGAGCAAAAGAAACTCGAAAATCACCTCGCGCAGAAGAATCAAGACCTGATGTTGCTTGGAAACCACCCTCTTTGTTGGATGCACCGCCTGCACGTTCAGGTTATGTTCAGCGATGGATAGCTACCTCGATTCAAGGGAAAGAAACCCCCGATAATGTTTTCAAAAGAATGAGAGCAGGATGGGAGCCTAGATCCTCAGACAATGTTGATGATATGAAATTTCCTACCATCAATCACGGTCAGTGGTCTGGTTGCATTGGAATTGAAGGCATGATGCTTTGTGAAATGCCCGTTGAGAAGTTTAAAAGTATGAAAAGTTACTTTAGCAATACTCAGTCCGAGCAGGATCAATCAATTTCAGGGCAATTAGAAGCTCTAGGACGTAATAGTGGTTTGCCTATTCAGCAGAATAGAGAAAGCACATCAAGTCGTGGTCGAGATGTCTCGGTCATGGACGATAATTAATTTTTAATTTTAGGAGCGAAATAAAATGGCAAATGCAGATGCAGCCTTTGGCCTTGTGCCAATTCGCCATATGAGCGGTGCTACCATCCGTATGAACCCGTATACAATTACGAGTGCGTTAGCGGAGAATATCTTCAATGGAGACCTATGTATTATAACTTCTGGTGGGGTGCTTACACCTCATACTGCAACGGAAGTGAACAATATTGGCGTTTTTGCTGGAGTAAACTACACCGCAGCAGATGGTTCATATGTTTATAGCGAGTATTGGCCTTCTGGCACTGTCGCCACCGACATAGTTGCTTTGATATATGATGATCCACAGATCGTCTACAAGTGTCAGTCAGCAGGTACTCCTGCACAGACTAACATTGGCAACTGTTGCGATATGGTAGCAGGAGCAGGGTCTACTCTTACTGGGCAATCAGGATTCGAGTTAAGCGGAACAATGGCAGCAGGTGTTGCCAGTTGTAAAATTATAGCTTTACACGATTCCCCTGATAATGCCTTTGGTGCAAACGCCGTTATGGAAGTGATCGTTAATGAACACCTCCTCGGTAACAATGTAGCAGGAATCTAAAGGAGATTAACAATGGCTATGAATAGAGCGCAATTTGCGAAAATGCTAGAGCCGGGGTTGAATACTCTTTTTGGTTTAGAGTACGACAGTTACCCTAGTGAATGGGAAGGTGTGTTTAGCACGAATTCTAGTAACCGAGCGTTTGAAGAAGACGTTTTGTTAGAAGGATTTTCTGCTGCACCTGTTAAAACAGAAGGACAAGCAATAAGCTATGACTCAGCGAGTCAACAGTGGACTGCTCGTTATCAACACGAAACTATCGCCTTAGCTTTCGCGATTACCGAAGAAGCCGAAGAAGATGGACAGTATGGTTCCATTGCTTCTCGTTATACGAAAGCATTAGCTCGTTCGATGAACACGACTAAAGAAATCAAAGGCGCAAACGTGTTAAATAACGGCTTCTCAGCTTCTTTTCTTGGTGGAGATGGAGTAGCTTTGTTTAGCACAGCTCATCCAACTCGTAGCGGAACCCAGTCAAATACTTTGACTACTGCCGCTGATCTAAGTGAGACTTCGCTTGAGAGCATCCTTATCAACATTGCAGACATGAAAGATGATCGTGGACTTCGTATTGCAGCACAGGGCGTTAAGTTGGTAATTCCAACTGCATACTCTTTTGTTGCAGAGCGACTTCTCGAAAGTCAATTAAGGACTGGAACTGGCGACAACGATATCAACGCGATTAAATCAGGTGGTTATTTACCACAGGGTTATCATGTGATGCGTCGTCTTACAGACTCTGACGCTTGGTTTATTAAAACCGATGTGCCAGATGGCCTTAAATACTTCCAAAGAACTGCTATGAAGAAGGGAATGGAAGGTGACTTCAGCACTGGAGACTACCGCTATAAAGTAAGAGAAAGATATTCTTTCGGCTTTACTGACTGGCGTGGAACTTTCGGTTCAGAAGGCGCATAGTAAAATAGCTAGAGGGGGCGTAAAACCCCTCTCTTTTTTTCTGACAGTTGCATAATGTAACTGACTAAACCCAAAGACAGGAGAAATACAATGGGTGGTACTACAACTTATAGCGGCAAACTTCGTTCTCAAACTAGTGTTAACCTTGTTTCTAAAGATGCAACCACGGGTTTAATTCAAGATCGAACTCTTGGTGGTGATGCAGTCAATGACACTCGTAGATATTATCTTTACGAATCTTTTTTACAACGGCCTGCACTTAACGCAGTTATAAATACTGCTTTTTCTAACGCAGACGCTACAAACGCAGCTAACACCGCAATCCGATTGGCTGAAAAAGTAGCTAACCGTAATTTTGAAGCGCTTGGCACAAATATGACTACGGCTCTTTGCACGTTTAATGCAACATCGGCAGGTATAGTCTTGACAACTGCTACCGCAGATCAAGATCAAGCAATTATTGCTCCTCATCTTGATACCAACCAGACTGCTTGGCAGGTTACTGAATGGGGTACAGAGAACCAAGTTGAGTGGGAATGCTCCATAAACACAAATGCAATCGACAACCAAAAATTATGGGCTGGTTTAAAACTAACTAACGACCAGTTGGTTGCCACAGATGCTGATCAGGCATATTTTAAATTTCAAACGGATGCAACCAACTCTGAAGCGTTCACCGACTTTACCGTGTGGCACTTTATATACAGTGCTGGCGGCACTGACTATATTAGCGCATTGCCAATAACAGTCGAAGCCAACACTATTTACCACTTTAGAATATCAATTGACAGTGATAGGAAAATTTCTATTTTTGTTAACGGAGTTCAGTACAACGTAACATCTACTTCGGGTTCTACTGGTGGAACAGCCGTGAGTAGTGGAACTACAAAATCTCTTGCGTTAACAGATGATGTTGACTTAATTCCGTATATTGGAATTGAAGCGGGGGCAGCAGCAGCAGAAGCCGTTGATGTTCATTATCAGTGGATTAGCAGAGTAATCTTCGAGTAAGACTAGACAATAGCAGGGGGTGAAAACCCCCTTCTTTTCAAAAAGGAGATTTGACTATGGGTATACAAACAGACGTACAAGTCACGTTTATTACCGATGAAAACGCAGCAGACCCTGATCGTTTAGTCACAGCAGCCCGACCAAACACAGCAGCTACGATGGCAGAAACAACTTTTTTAGGCGGTGGTGCTAGAAATGTCACTGTTACGACAGCAGGAACAGGAGATAATTCTAAAACAAATACTGTAGTCGGCACTGATGTGTTTGGAAATGCTATTTCAGAGGTTATAACCTCCACAGGTTCTGCCGAAGCGGTTGCAGGAGAGAAACTATTTTTAACGGTTTCTTCTGTTACAAGTTCTGCACAATTTGCTGCCAACATTACGGTTGGTTCTGGCTCTTTATGTGCAAAATCGGTAGCCGATGGCAACCGAACTAGATTAAAAGGCTATTCGATTGTTTCCGCAGGAACAGCAGGCTTGGTTGATTTTTATAATGGGACTCCAGAAGACGACAGCATTACATTTAAAGCTCAAACCATTGGTACAGACCATACAACAATAGACAACACAATTCCTGATGAGGGTATCTTGTTTAAAGATGGCTTGGCTGTTGGGTATACGGTTGCTACTGTTTCATCAATGAATGTTTTCTTTGCATAAAAAGAGGTTTAAATGGCAACATCAGGCACAGTCGCATTTAAGCCAAATGTTGAGGAGATTATTGCTGAGGCTTTTGAAAGGTGTGGATTAGATCCTCAAACCAGAACAGGAAACCATTCTGTTTCTGCGAGGAGAAGTCTTAATCTTTTGTTTTCTGAGTGGGCAAACCGAGGAGTAAATTACTGGACGGTAACCAACTCGACATTGGCTTTAACTTCGGGAACCATTGGGTATTCTTTACCAGCAGGGACAATTGACTTAATGAATGTGGTGATTAGAGACTCTTCTAACAGCACTCAGATAGATATTCCTGTAGAAAGAATCAGTATTGCTGATTATAACCAGATACCAAACAAGACTTCTTCTGGAAAACCTACGCAATACATGATGGATAAGCAATTTACTCCAACAGTCAATGTGTGGCAATCTCCAGACTCAAATAATTACAGTTTGGTTTATTGGGCAGTTAACCAACTAGAAGACATTACAGCGTCAAACCAAGATGCAGATATCCCTTATCGTTGGAATGATTGCATTTGCAGTGGATTAGCAAGCAAGTTAGCAGTGAAATATGCTCCAGACTTGTTCCCTGTTTTAGCACAAATTTACGAAAGAGCTTTTGACTTGGCTTATTCAGCAGACAATGATGGTGTTTCTTTAAGAGTTAGACCTACTTCTATGGACTTAAACTGATGGCTAGGTATGCCAAAGGAAAAAGATCTCAAGCCATATCAGATCGCAGCGGTTTCAAGGTTCCTTATCGAGAGCTAAAGACCACATGGGACAATTTAAGAGTCGAACCCGAAGAGTGGGAACAAAAACACCCACAACTTGACCCTCCTAAGAACGTAGTTGACGCAACGGCTCTTTTTAAACCAAGACCTGACACAGACCCAATAAATGTACGTCTTAACCTTGCTTATAATTGGTTTAATGACAATTTAACAGGCACAACGATGTCGGCTAGGGCTTACGACAAGCCAAATGTGGGTGCTTCTGGTAAAGGGTCGATAGGTATTTTTATTATATCAGCAAAAGAAACTGATACGGTTGGCGTAGCAGGGACGGGTGCAATTGGAACTCTTGGAATTGGCATATCAATTGTTGAGACTGGAGTAGCAGGCACAGGCGCAATAGGCACAGAGGCAATTAACTTAGGAGGTTGGAGTCAAGACTCTTACGGTGGTGGCTCTTATGGTGACTTATAAATGAATTACTCAACCTTAGTATCAAATATTCAAAACTTTTTAGAGGATGACTCAACAGAGCTTTCTAATTCAATTGATCAAATAATATCTCAAGCAGAAGAGATGATCTTCCAAAGGTTACCTTCGCTGCCTTGTTTCAGAGGAAGCGCAACGGGAAACTTAGTTATTGGGACAAGTGAATACACAATTCCAACTGCAAGGATGATCAGACAGGTCTCTATTACGGACTCAAGTAGCAACGTAATTTACCTTCATCACAGGATAGATTCTTATGTAAGAGATTACTGGCCTAATTCATCTACAACAGCAACCCCTGAGATGTATTCAACCAACTCAAGTGGAGTTGCAGGAACTGTGGTGATGTTAGCCCCTACTCCTGATGCAACTTTAGCATACAAAGCTGATTATGTTGCACCAGAAACAGGGCTTTCTTCTTCAAACACAACTTCTTGGATTGGAAACAATGCTGAGAATGTTTTATTAAGTGCATCTCTTTTGGAAGCATCTGCTTTCTTAAAAGCTCCAGAGACTATAAACTTATACAAAGCACAGTTTGATGAAGCTGTACAATTGTTTCAGCAGGAAATGGCTAGAACTTACGAAGCAGAATACGACGGAGGAATTTAAATGTCTATATCACAAGCAATGTGTACTTCTTTTAAAGGCGAGGTTTTGCAAGAAGGGCATCAGTTGGCAACCGACACGTTAAAGATTGCACTGTTTACCTCTTCGGCAAGCTTAGGGGCAACTACAACTGCCTATAGCACCTCAAATGAAATCACGGGAACTGGTTACACCGCAGGAGGAGAGACGTTAGCAAATGCAACGGTAGGAACTTCTGGCGTGGTGGGTTTTTTTGATTGCGATGATCCTGCTTGGACAAGCGCAACCTTTACTGCTAATGGGGCTTTGATCTATAACTACAGTAATTCAAACAAAGCCATTGCTGTTTTGGCTTTTGGTGCTGATTATAGTGTAAGCGGGGGTACGTTTACTATTGAGTTACCTGCGGCAGGGACATCTGCAATCATAAGGATTGATTAGATATGGCAAGCACATATGTAAATGATTTGAGGCTAGAGGAAATAGCTACAGGTGAAAAATCAGGGTCTTGGGGAACTGTCACCAATTCAAACCTAGAACTAATAGCGGAAGCTTTTAGTTATGGCGCAGAGGCTATTGCAAACGCATCAACGCATACAATTACAGTTGCCGATGGGTCAACCGATGAAGCCAGAAGCTTTTACTTAAAATGCACTGGCGGTGGTCAGGCTTGCACAGTGACTCTTGCACCGAATACCTTGTCTAAAGTTTGGATGATTGAAAACGCTACTAGCTACACACTTACTTTTACACAAGGAAGTGGGGCTAATGTTGCCGTTGCCGCAGGGCAAGTGAAAATAATTGCTACTGATGGCGGTGGCTCTGGGGCAATAATATATGATTTATTAACTGATGTTAACTTAGCTGGCACAACGGTTTACAGTGCTTTAAATGATGGAACTACTACTTTAACAAGTACAGTAGCAGAACTCAATCGTTTAGATATAACCACACTAGGCACTTCTCAAGCATCGAAAGCAGTTACAGTAGACTCAAGCGGTGATTTACTTGTCCCTGACAGCGATAAGTTTAAATTTGGTAATGGTGGTGACCTTGAGATCTACCATGACGGTACTCATAGCTACGTTAGTGATGTTGGTACAGGAAACTTAAACCTTGTTGGTGCTAGTGTCCATATTCTTGGCACTGGCGAAACAATGGCAACATTTGTTGATGATGGTGCGGTTACTCTTTTTCACAACAATGCAGCTAAGATAGCTACAGCATCAGGTGGTGTTGCTGTAACAGGCCAACTAGATCTATCTAGCCATCTTGATATGCCTGACGATTCAAAAATAAAGCTAGGAACGGGTGATGACCTTGAGATCTACCATGACGGTACTCATAGCTACGTTAGTGATGTTGGTACAGGAAACTTAAACCTTGTTGGTGCTAGTGTCCACATCCTTGGTACTGGTGAAACAATGGCAACATTTGTTGATGATGGTGCGGTTACGCTTTATTTTGACAACGCCATCAAGCTAGCCACTGTAACGGGAGGGGTTAATGTAACGGGTACTTTAACAGCAACTACCAATGTAACGGTTAGCTCTGATATACGACTTAAATCAAATATTGAAACCATTGATAGCGCGTTAGATAAAGTAAAAGCAATGCGTGGCGTGTACTTTGATAGACACGATGACGAAAAGACTCGCGCTGTAGGTGTTATTGCACAAGAGATGCAAGAAATAATGCCTGAAGTAGTAGCTACAGATGATACAGAAGACAAGTATTTGTCGGTTGCCTATGGTAATTTAGTAGGAGTCTTGATTGAGGCTGTTAAAGAGCTATCGGACAAAGTAGAAAAATTAGAGGCTAAATAATGGCTGTAACAAGTTCGGCTCCCATTAGTATTACAAATCTAGTTACTGAGTTTGGCGGAAGTACGCCCCATGCTTTAACAGAGTACTACCGTGGCGGCAGTCTTGTTCCAAACACAACCACTAATGCAAGTGTGCCTACTAGTGGCTCTATATCGCTGACTGATTTTTTTGGATCTAGTAGTGTTACTAATTGGACAACCGTTGTAACGGTAGGCGTTGTTACTGGGCTTTTTACTCAGAGCGGTTTTTCCAGCGGTATTTTTGGAAGTTTAAGTGATTCTACTGTTGATTTTTTAAGCGGTACGCCAACGGTTAGCAGGATAGAGTTTGCTACTTTAGGAACAACTCCTGTGTTATTTAAAATAAATGGTTCAGGAAATAGTGGTTGGACTACAATTAAAATTGGGAGTTTAACTTTAAACAGGACTGACGCAAACAGTTTTTCTGACGGGCTATGGACATGGACTGGTCAAAGTAACCCTTTTGGAAGCTCTGGCTCAGAAACAACTGTAGTTCTTACGGAATAGGATAAGTAAATGGCAAGTTCGTATACAGGAAATTCAGGAATTGAGAAACCGGCTCAGGGCGATCAAACCGGCGAATGGGGGACAACAATCAACCTCAACATGGACATTATTGATCGGTCGATTAATGGTGTCTTAGCTTTAGCCCTGTCTGGCACATCCCATACTTTAACCACCACTGACGGAACATTAACTGACGGCATGTACAAAGTGCTTGTGTTGGGTGGCTCTCCTAGTGGCACAAACACAATAACCATTGCACCTAATGACGCAGACAAAGTGTACTTTGTGGTCAACAGCAGCGGTCAAACAGCTACTTTCTCGCAAGGCAGCGGAGCAAACGTCAGTATTTTAAATGGACACGCTAAAATTATTTATGCTGATGGTGCGGGTTCTGGTGCGGCGGTGGTTGATTTTACAGAATTTGGAATTACCGCAGGCACAGTTGCTGGATCTCGCGCTGTAATTGTTGATGCTAATAAAGATATAGCGTCTTTTCGCAACATTACACTTACAGGAGAGCTAGACGCGGCTACTCTTGACGTTTCTGGGGCGGTAGATATAGCTGGAACTACAAATTTAGACGTAGTAGACATTGATGGTGCTGTGCAAATAGATGCAACTGTTTCGGTTGGTGTAAATGATACGGGATATGATTTTAAACTTTTTGGAGCTACCTCTGGCGCGTTTTTACTTTGGGACGAAAGCGCAGATAAGCTTTTAACCGCAGGTGGCGCACTTGTTGATATAGTTAAAGACAAGTTGATGATTGGCGGAACCGCAGTTACTACGACCGCAGCCGAATTGAACAAATTAGACGGCGTGACCAGTACGACCACAGAGCTTAATTATGTAGACGTAAGCACGTTGGGAACTTCAGAAGCATCGAAGGCCGTGACAGTAGACGCAAGTGGTGACTTACTTGTACCAGACAGCGATAAGTTTAAATTTGGCACAGGATCAGATATGCAGGCGTACCACGACGGTACTAACTCATATGTGACCAACGCTACAGGTGAACTAAGGCTTGCAACAGAATCTTCTGGTATAGCTATTGCAATAGGTCATTCTACGTCTGAAGTTACGTTTGGTGACAATGTAACCGTCACAGGTAATTTTGACGTTAATGGCACGACCACCACGATAAATACTACCAACCTTACGGTTACTGACCCACTGGTTAAATTTGGTCAAGGGTACACAGGCACAGCCTATGACGAAGGGTTTATTGTTACAAGAGGCAACGGCTCTGCAACCAATATCGCTAATAAAGGACTTATTTGGGACGAATCTGCTGACGAATTTGCTGCTGTAGCCTGTAATACCGAAGACGGCACGACAGCAGGAAATGTCACAATTAATAGCTATGCTGACTTACAGGTAGGCAAGTTAACAGGTGGAAGCCTTGATATAAGCGGCGACGTGGACGTTGATGGTGCGCTTGAGACAGATGCACTGTCTATTGCAAGCACTACCGTTACCTCAACGGCAGCCGAACTCAACAAATTAGACGGGGCAACTGTTGTTGTAGGTGAAATCAACGCATTAGATTTAGGCAGTACCGCTATAGGAACTGCAATAGCCAGCAAAGCCGTTGTGCTGGATTCTAGTAAAGATTACACAGGTATACAAAACCTCACAATAACAGGGGAACTCGATGCTGCTACCCTAGATATTAGTGGAGCCATAGACGTTGCAGGAAATAGCGTACTAGCTTCTGTAGACGTTACAGGTGTAGCAACAGCAGCAACCTTTGAACCAGATGGTGACACGGCAGCAGCTGACAACGCAGCAATAGGCTACACCGCAGCCGAAGGTCTTATATTGACGGGGCAGGGTTCTACCAATGACGTAACTATAAAGAATGACGCAGACGCAGACGTTATAGAGATACCAACAGGTACTACAAACGTCACTATTGCAGGTACGTTAGGCACAGGAGGAGCAATTACTTCTGGCGCAGGTTTACTTATCGCAGATGCTGGAACAATTGGTACTGCTAGTGACGCAGACGCAGTAGCTATTAGCTCTGCTGGCTTAGTGTCGCTTTCTGCGACTAACGCTATAAAACTTAATGTAGGCACAACAGGGCAAAGACCTACGG